TGCCCAAGTGGTAATGAACAGAGTGCGTGATGACAGATACCCTGACACTGTGTGTGATGTGGTCAAGCAAGGCCCAACATATTCATGGAAGCAGGACTTCCCTGTACGCCATCGCTGTCAGTTTAGCTGGTACTGCGACGGTAAGTCAGACAAGACACCTGACCAGACAGCATGGCAGCAAGCTATGTTGATTGCACAGGGTGTACACACAGGCAACCTTGATGACTTCGTTGAGGGTGCGACACATTACCACGCAACCTATGTTCTGCCTGAGTGGGCAGAAAGCAAGGTGCCTGTCGTACAAATAGGCGACCATATGTTTTATCGCTGGGATTAGTGCTTGACTGTGCGGATTATTAGCGATATAGCATTAGATCAATTAACGAAAGGAGAATAATATAATGACAAGTAGGACTTGGGGTGCTGCACCAAAAAAACAAGTACGAAAGGGGCCACCACAGGGTGTAGGAGATGGGGGAATACAAAAGTATCAATTATATATACGACGACTTAAATTTTCTAAGATGATGAAAGCTATCGAAACACGAAAGGAGAATACAAAATGCTAGAATATATTCCAGAACACCTCGACTTTGACGTTGAGTATGAGCAGACTAAGATGGATGACAAGAAGTATGTCATCAATCGTGATACCGGAGAATACATTGGTATCGTAGGTAATGGTTTCACATGTGTGTCACACGGTGATTTCTTTCGTGATGTCATTGGTAAGACGACAGAAACCTTATCTGAACATGACATGAAGGATGCAGAGATTAGCTGGCGTGATGCTCACCAAAATGGCTGGGCCATGATGGACATGCGTCTGCCTAACGTAAATGCCAAAGTCATAACTGACAGGCATGAGACTACTGTAGCTAAACGTATCATTGCCCTGCATGGGGTGAACGGTACATGCTCTAACGTCACCATCTTCGGTGCCATCGACTTCTTCTGTCTCAATGGGCAGATACGTGGGCGGCATGACAAGGTGATGCGTAAGAACACCAGCAACTTCAGCCTTGACAGGTTCATTACTGAACTTGAAAAGTCACAGCAGGACTTTACTGCACAGACAGAACAGATGCAACGGTGGGCTAACACTAGTCTCGCTGGTGTGGATGTGAAAGCTATGCTGGAAAAGCTGATGAAGTCTGAACGTAAAGCAGAGAAGATGAACATCCTGTACAATCAGGAGGTAAGCACCCGTGGCCGTAATCTGTGGTCACTGTACTCTGCCTTCACAAACTATGCTACCTACGCTGATGAGCGTAATGGTTTCAAGCAGCATAACACAGGACATGATACACAGGCCAAGTTAATGTTTGAGCGTGAGATTGAGGTAGCACGTTGGATTGACAATCCTGTGTTCAGTCAGGTAGCTGCATAAATGAAACTAAATCAGATAGCAGATGAGTATTACTTATCTCACGATTTCAAGGAGTTACGAGATGAAACTAAAGTACATTATCGCTACTGCCTTGGTGCTGTACTGGCTACCCACGTTGATGGTGTAGAGATTGGCGAGGTGGATGGCACAAAGCTGTCCACCAAGCAATCTAAGCTGGCTTATGACCAGTGGTGTGATCGTGGTATCTCTACAGCAAATCACATTCTGGCGACAGCTAGAATATTATATAACTATGCCCTACGCATGGAACACTGCTTTATTAATCCCTTCACAGCGGTGCGTAGGAGGGCCACACAGCCACGTAAGGTTGTCTGGCGTAGGGATGATGTCAAGAAGCTACTAGACGCAGCGTACAGCGATTTTAGCACCCGTAACATTGGATTGATTGCTCACATGGCATACGAATGGTGTCAGCGAGTGGGTGACATGCGTCTGCTTACTTGGGATGCAATAGACCTTGAACAAAAGCGGGTAATAATATTACAATCTAAGCGTAATGCACAGGTAGAATTGCCTATCGACGATGATTTACACTCCATGTTGGTTGAACAGGAGCAAGACTTTGGCTTTCAGCCTTATGTTGCACCAAGACCAACGGCATATCGTGGTGTGTACGAACCATACACTATGTACAAGCTACCGTTGCATGCCCGTAAACTTATGGATGCGGTTGGATTACCCAAAGAACTACGGTTGAGTGACTTACGTCGCACAGGTGTTACAGAAATGGTGGATGCAGAGGTAGGTATTGGACAGATCATGTCGGTTACAGGACATGCTAACCCACAATCAGTCAAACCCTATCTGAAAAATACATTCGTCAGTGCAAATAATGCCTTGACAGCACGTAAAAGAACGTGATATAAGCATTCAACTGCCGCAGCGAACTACTATTATATATAATATAATATACATATAGAAAGGACATATACATGATTAACCCGTATGACTATGATGTTGCTAATGGTGAGACTAAGCGTATGAATTGCCCTGTATGTAAGGGTATTAAGACGTTCAGTATAACCAACAACATGGGTAGTCTTCTGTGGAATTGCTACAAGGTGTCCTGCACTGTGGGTGGCAGTACCCGTGTCCATCTGTCAGTTGATGACATCAAGTCTGGCTTTGCTGGTACAAAGAAAACACAGGAGCAGCCATTTGAGTTGCCACCATACGTGATACCCCGCCGTGACATGCTGTATATGAACAGGTGGTGTGACAGATGGCAGCTAGACCAAGATGAACTTGGCCTTCTGTATGATGTCAAAGAGGATCGTGTCGTGTTTCCTGTTATGCATGATGGCAAAATGGTGGATGCTACCGGCAGGACGTTATCTAAACGAATACCTAAATGGAAAAGATATGGAAATAGTGGCTTGCCATACACACATGGTTGTGGTAAAGTCGCCGTAGTTGTTGAGGACTGTGTGAGTGCAGCCGTTGTTGGTTACGGCTCCTTTGTCGGGGTTGCGCTTCTTGGCACATCTCTCCAAGATACGCATAAAAGGTATCTCACACAGTTCTCGACAGCGGTAATTGCACTAGACCCCGATGCATTACCAAAGACATTACAGATGGCAAAAGAATTACGTGGACATGTGTCAGATGTTCGTGTATTGAAACTAGAAGATGACATAAAGTATCGTAACCCGACAGATATGGAGAAATTAGATGGAATTATCACTGATTAGAAGTTTGATGGACAGAGAGTTCTATGACGAACATCGTGGCGCACGTTGCCCTGATCGTCTGTTCAGCAAGGACGTAAGGAAGATCAAGCAGACTATCGACACAGCAATGGATCGTTATGAGCGTACCGTTACACCTGATGAGATAGAGGCATTGTTCATGGCGAACAATCCTACAATGACAACAGCACAGAAGCAGGGGTATTCATCTCTGTTCAACAACATCAAGCGTGAGCAGCCGATGGGCGGGGACGTAGCACAAGAGGTATTATCTAAGCTATTTCAACAGGTTATCGGTGAGGACATCGCTAATCTTGGCTTCGATTATGTCAATGGCGACAAGTCTAGCCTTGAGCCTCTGCGTCAGATGCTGGAACAGTATGGTGATGACTTTACACCCAACCTCAAGGTGGAGTGGGATGACATTGACATTGAGACATTGCTTGCACGTAATGATCTTGAAGCACGGTGGACCTTCAATATATCTAGCTTGGTACGTAAGGTGGAGGGTGTGAATGCCGGTCACTTGATTGAGATTGGCGCACGACCCAATACAGGCAAGACATCGTTTCATGCCAGCCTGATTGCCAGCCCCGGTGGCTTTGCTCATCAGGGTGCCAACTGCATTATCCTGTGTAACGAGGAGGGCTATCACCGTGTGGGTGCCAGATATTTGACAGCAGCTACAGGTATGACGATGCGAGACATCAAAGAAAACCCATCCAAAGCACGTGATCTATATGAGCCGGTAAAGAACCGTATCAAGATCAAGGATGCTACAGGCCGTGACATGGCATGGGTAGAGAGCATATGTAAGGCATACAAGCCCGACATTGTTCTGCTCGACATGGGTGACAAGTTCGCCAAGACAGGTGGCTTTGCACGTACAGATGAGGCACTGAAGGCCAATGCTGTGCATGCCCGTATGATTGCCAAGCAGCATGAGTGTGCCGTATTCTATATGTCTCAGCTATCTGCAGAGGCAGAAGGTAAGGTCATACTGAATCAGAGCATGATGGAAGGTAGTAGGACAGGTAAAGCAGCAGAGGCTGATCTAATGATACTGATCGCCAAGAACCCGCCTCTGCAGGGTCAGGAAGAAGAGGATATTGAACGTCATCTCAACGTAGTAAAAAATAAGTTGACAGGATGGCATGGTGATGTAACATGTCAGCTAGAATATCAGACAGCGAGGTATACAGCATGAAGCTAACATTAGATGTAGAGAATACGACGACAGAACGCAACGGTAAGTTGCACCTAGACCCATTTGAGCCAGAGAACTCACTGACTATGGTGGGTATGCTAAGTGACCAACCGGCTATATTGCCCGATGGCACTAAGATAGATGATGAAACAATCGTGGTGTTCGATCACGAGGAGGCATCTTCTCCTGACCAGCAGTCCTTTGACTTAGTGCAAAGCTATCTTGACCAAGCTACTATCATCATTGCACACAACGCAGCCTACGATTTACTATGGCTTTGGGAGTCAGGCTTCACATATGATGGCCCTGTCTTTGATACAATGCTTGGGGAGTATGTATTGCAGCGTGGTGTCAAAGAGCCTCTGTCTCTTGAGGCATGTGCTAACCGATATGATCTTGATACCAAGAAGCAAGACACATTGAAAGAGTATTTCAAGAAGGGATACAGCACACGTACAATTCCCCTTGATGAATTGTCTGAGTATCTGTCTGCTGATCTACATGCTACACAGCAACTAGCTGACAAGCTGATGATGCAACTACAATCATCCAGCAGCAACTTGATGGATACAGTCACGCTGACCAATCAGGTATGTGTCACACTGGCACGTATCTATCAGCGTGGCTTCAAGGTGGACTTGAAGGTGCTTGAGGATGTGCGTCAAGAGTTTGAACAAGAGAAGTGTCAACTTATTGACGACTTGCAATCACATGTCCGTAAAGTTATGGGTGACACACCTATCAATCTCAATAGCCCAGAGCAATTGTCTTGGGTTATATATGGACGCAGAGTTATAGATAAGCATGACTGGGCTACTATGATTGACCCATACATGCCTGACGATGAGTTCAGACATCTTATAGCTACACGCACCCAACGACTATACCGCACCAAAGCTGTGCAGTGTAAGGAGTGTAACGGCAGTGGGTACATACGCAAGATTAAAAAGAATGGTGAGCCTTTCGCCAAGCCAAGTAAGTGTCCAGAGTGTCACACAGAGGGCTATCTGTTCAACCCTACAGACACACTGGCTGGCTTCAAGTTCAAGCCACCTACAGCTAAGTGGGCATCAGCTAATGGCTTCAGTACAAGCAAGAATAACTTGCAATTGCTAGAGGCAGGTGCTAAGTCTAAGGGTATGGATGATGCAGTTGAGTTCCTGTCTAAAGTCAGACGGCTCAGTGCTGTTGATACGTATCTGTCATCCTTTGTTGATGGCATCAAGAACTACACAAAGCAGGATGGTATGCTACATGTCAGCTTGCTACAGCATCGCACATCGACAGGCAGACTGTCTGGTGCTAATCCTAATATGCAGAACATGCCACGTGGCGGCACGTTTCCTGTAAAGAAAGTATTTGTGTCACGATGGGATGGAGGTAAGATACTTGAGGCTGATTTCGCACAGCTAGAGTTTCGTGCTGCCGCTTATTTATCACAGGATGGAGTTGCAATTGAAGAAGTTTCTACTGGGTTTGATGTACACGCATACACCGCTAAGATTATTACCGATGCTGGTCAGCCTACGAGCCGACAGGATGCGAAGGCGCATACTTTCGCGCCGTTATATGGCGCATCAGGATATGGTCGCACAAAAGCAGAGGCAGCGTACTACGAACACTTCAACGACAAGTATTCCGGCGTGGCAGCATGGCATGCCAAGTTGGCTACGGAAGCTATCACGACACAGAAAATTGTAACACCATCTGGCCGTGAGTTTTCATTCCCCGATGTAGAAAGGAAGTATAATGGTCGGGTATCACACTTCACACAGATAAAAAACTACCCTGTGCAATCTTTTGCTACAGCAGATATTGTGCCGATAGCACTTCTTTATATTGATAAACTACTTGACACGATGAAGTCTTGTGTGGTAAACACTGTGCATGATTCGATTGTCATTGATGTTCATCCTGATGAAGAGAAGGCTGTGCTTGAAGCAATCAACACCACTAACAGGGAGTTACCAAATCTAATTACAAGCAGGTGGGGAATAGATTTTAATGTTCCTCTGTTACTAGAGTCAAAAATAGGACCAAATTGGCTTGACACAAAGGATGTAATTTGATATAACTACGGTTCTAAACGCTAAAGAAAGGAGAATTGTATGACACAATTGACAACAGTAGATACGAATAACTATGCCGCTATGGCGAAAGCTATGGGCATTGCACATGAGAAGACCTCATCATCTTCTAGTTCTCTTGCTCGTCTGCGCATCAGTCACGCACCTATCATGGGTACGGCTGAAGTAAATGGCAAGAAAGTGAACGTAGAAGTGGTAGAAGGTGGCGCATACAAGCTAGAAATTCCTGACGGACCTACACACTACGCTACATCTATCAAGATGCGTCCTTTCATGCAACGCTTCATGCACAAGCGTTTCGTACAGGGTGATGCAAAGAACCCTAATCGTTACGTGAAAAGCGTGATGGCTGACACACTGGACATTGATCTCAAGGACAATGACGGTGGGTTCAACTGCGGTAAACCCGCAGGATACATCAAAGACTTTAAGGCACTCCCGCAATCACAGCAAGACCTGCTCAAGCAGATTAAGCGTGTACGTGCTGTCTTTGGTGAGGTAGAGTTGGTAAACCCAATGAACGAGAATGGTGAGCCTGTTGAGGTAGCACCTACCCCATTCATCTGGGAGATTGATAACCGTGATGCCTTTAAGGAGATCGGTGCCAGCTTTACAACATTGGCAAAGATGCAACGCTTGCCCATCCAGCATATTATCACTGCGAATACCAGTGAGCGTAAGATTCCAACAGGGGCATCATACTTTGTACCTGTGGCATCGCTGGATGTTTCTACAACCATTGAGTTGACTGAGCAGGACCAAGCCTTGTTTGGTGACTTCATGTCTTGGATTGATAATTACAATAACTACATTATCAATGCATGGGCAGAGAAGGCTAACTCTAAAATGGAAGATGACGATGTTAACGTGGTCGATGATCTTGTTGACATTGAAGTCGAAGATGAGGTAGCATAATGCATCACCCTGCTGAACTAGCACTCCATCAATACATGGAAGATGCAGTCAAAGGCAAAACAGAGATGTCAGAAGAGACAATAGAGCAAGTTTCTTCTGACATTGCCGAAGCACTGCATAAGCAGTTTGGTAGTGGTAAAAAGCGGGGCGACTTTAAATTACGTATGTCAAACGTAGGTCGCCCCACTTGCCAACTCTGGTACGAGAAGAATAAACCAGAGGTAGCTTTACCATTGCCTACAACATTCGTAATGAACATGATGCTGGGTGATATTGTCGAGGCTGTATTTAAAGGCTTATTGAAAGAGGCAGGAGTAAAGTATGAAGAACCTGAACATGTCACTCTTGAATTGGATGGTACATCCGTTAACGGAACATATGATATTGTTGTTAATGGGGCTGTGGATGATGTTAAGTCAGCATCTGATTGGTCTTATCGTAACAAGTTTGAGTCATATGAAAAGCTGGCTGATGGGGATGGGTTTGGTTATATAGGACAGCTTGCTGGTTATGCCAAAGCATCTGGTAAGGATGTTGGCGGCTGGTGGGTTGTGAATAAAGCCAATGGAAAATTCAAGTATCTTCCTGCATCTGGCCTTGACTTAGATACAGAAATAGCTAAAATACAAAAGACAGCAGACACAGTAAAGGAGAACAAATTTGAAAGGTGTTTTCAACCAGTACCAGAGAAGTTTAGAGGTAAGGAGACGGGCAACAAAGTACTTAATGATGGGTGTAAGTTTTGTGCTTATCGTTTTGATTGCTGGGATGATTTGAAAGAACATCCATCAGTAATGTCACAGGCTAAAGTGCCGCCCATCGTAGCTTATATTGGAGATATAGTTGTACCATAAAGCATGGAGAGCAGCACGTAAATATGGGTATCGTAGTGGGCTAGAACTAACCATTGCAGAAAAGTTAAAAGCTGAAAAGATCAGATTTAGATATGAAGCTATTAAGATCGAATGGGAAGACCTAGCCTACCGTACCTATACCCCTGACTATATTCTAAAGAATGGTATTATAGTTGAGGTCAAGGGTAGGTTTATGGCAGCAGACAGACGCAAACACATACAGATAAAAAAACAACATCCAGAACTTGACATTCGTTTTGTGTTTGAGAATAGTAGAAGTAAGATACGCAAGGGGGCCAAGACAACCTATGGAGATTGGTGCATCAAGAATGGTTTTAGATACTATGACCGCATCATCCCCGAAGATTGGCTAAAGGAAAAGGGTAAAGATAAACACCCTGACTTTATATGTCACCCTAATTCAACAGTGAAGAGGAGAAAAAGAAAATGAACAAAGATGAGTTACTAGACAATTTCAATGATGAGGACTTTGTGATTCGTATTCGACCCTTTTCTGATGATGAGGGGCAGTGGAGTGGTGAGTTAGATATCTCTATCATAGCATTTCCTGAAAACCCACTTGATGACGAGGACTACGGAAACATCATGCACTTTACTAAGATGATGTGCGCTACTGTTCCTGTTATGGAACAAGAAGAAACTATCCGTAATATAATGCACGAGTATGTACTTAAAGTTCTTGACAACGAAATGGATATTGATGTAGAACTAGAAGATGAGATGGGTGTAGAGAAAACATACGACGGTAATGTAGTTCATCTTGCATTCAACACTAAGACAGGAGGCAATGCCTGATGAGGCATGAGCAGTACATGAAAAACAAACTAGCTGAAGATGAGGAGAAATTGATGGATGAGTATTATACAAAGCAAATGAAAGATACAAAAGCAGACATGGTGAACAGTCCTTCGCATTACAATCAGTCAGGTATTGAGTGTATTGCTGCTATTCAGGCTGCACTAGGACCAAACTTCAAGTACTACCTACAGGGTAATATTATGAAGTACCTGTGGCGGTTTGATTACAAGGGTAAGCCTCTTGAGGATTTACAGAAAGCACAGTGGTATCTCAATACCCTGATGGAAGATGTGGCGGCTAGTGATGAGAGTTAAAGTATTCATTACCCTCGACATAGACGAAGAAGAGTACCCCATACCTGCGGATGGGCAGGTAGGAGAAGAAATAGAAGACGGCATCGCAGAATACTTCTATGATGTAGACGGTGCCGATATTAGAACAATACGAACTATAACGGAGTGAGAGATGAACAATTATTTACCAACAGACTATCAGAACTTTATTGCACTTTCTAGGTACGCCCGATGGAAAGAAGATGAACAGCGTCGTGAGACATGGGGTGAGACAGTCGCACGATACTTTGATTATATGACACAGCATCTCAAGAGCAAGCACAAGTATGTCCTGTCGGATGAACTACGTGGTGAACTTGAGCAAGCTG